CTGCAGCATGTGCATCCGGCGAATAAAATTCATTTCGCGCGGGTGCCTGCTGCAGGCAACACAACGCTTGGCCATAATATCTCTTGATGTATTATGGCTAATTGACACTGTCAATTACTCTCTACTAAAATAATTCTATTATGCCACTACCACTCATCCCGCTTATAGCGGGTGCGTCTGCTCTCGCCGGAGGCGGTATAGACGCAATCTCTACAGGCCGTCAAAATCGTAAATCACGGGAGTTTTCCCGTGAAATGTACGAACGCCAAAAGCAAGACAACCTCTCATTCTGGAATCTCCAAAATGAATACAATAGCCCTCAAAGTCAGATGAATCGTTTCCAAGAGGCCGGACTAAACCCTAACCTAATCTACGGGCAGGGCAATTCCGGCAACTCAGGAAGCGTTCAAACTCCTGACGTACAAAGCCCACAATTCAGGACACCTGAATATGGGCGGGCTGTCTCTGCTGGCGGTCTCAGCGTTATAAACGCTATTTACGATCTCGACATCAAGGCCGCACAAGCGGACAATCTCCGCGCACAAAACACCGTTATCGAGCAGGACGCGCTCTTGCGCGCTGCTCAAATCGCTCAAACACGCATCTCTACCTCTCGCGGTGAATTCGACCTAAACTTCGAAACACAATTCCGCGATATCTCTGCTGATGCAAAACGTGAAGACCTTCGTCAAACAAAAGCGTTCACTGACATCGCACTCCGCAAGGATGTACGTGACGCTGCTCTCAACTCTACCTCTATTGCTGAAGCATTCTCCAGAATGCAGACTGCAATGGATCAACGCGCCGGCATGGCGCTATCTCGTTCTCAAACTATCGAGGAAACCCGGCGTATTAAAGCCGAGGTTGCTCGTATCAATCAAAATATTCAACTCATGAAACAAGACGGGACACTCAAGTCTCTTGACATCGAACTTCGCAAACAAGGTATCAATCCTCAAGATCCTATGTGGGCGCGAATAATTGGCAGGCTTCTTGCTCGTGCTACTGATTTTATGGGCGTTGGTGACAATGCCAAATAAAATGATGCACTCCTATATACTTTCCGAATCACACCATATCTTGCACCGTTTTTCTGATCCTCGCTGTCTGCGTTTTCAGTCTACCGTCAATCTTCGTTTAAGATTACTCATGCTCATTGCAGATATCGAGGAATGGTCAATTTAATTCATCTCTAAACTCTTTCAAAAATGGCTTATCGTCGTTCTCGTTCTCGTCGTCGTTCCCGTTCTTCTCGTACCTATTCTGTCCCCCGCGGTGGTATTCGTCTTTAGGACGGTCTAAAAATCATTCTCTCACTTGGTCGGCCTGATAAATTTAGGCCGACCTAAAAATCCACTAAAAATGGCTCTTAACATCTTCAATTCCGTCATGATGAGCAAACCTCAGACAAATCGGTTTGACCTATCTCATGACGTTAAACTCTCCTTCCAAATGGGGGAACTCGTTCCTACTTGTTGCTTGGAGGCATTACCTGGTGATTCCTTCAATATTTCCCCTCAAAACTTTCTACGCTTCGCTCCTCTCATTTCTCCTGTTATGCATAGGGTGCGTGTCAAAACTGAATACTTCTTCGTACCTACTCGCTTACTTTGGGCGCAGTGGGACAAATGGATTACTGGTGATCTTGAAGTACAGGCTCCCTATACTAATTTAGTTAATGGAAGTTCTTTTGATGAAGGTTCTATTTGGGATTACCTTGGTTTTCCTACCGATACTAATAATACAGGCGAAACAATTCCTGTGTCTCCGATGGCAGTGGCTGCTTATCGTCTTATTTGGGATGAATTTTACAGAGACCAAAATCTTCAATCAAAGGTTTTTGTTCCTCTTGTGCCAGGCGATAATAGTGCTGATTACGCTTTTGATGATAATTCCGTTCCTTATCCGCGTGCGTGGGAGCATGATTATTTTACTTCCTGCCTACCCTTCGCGCAAAAAGGTGACTCTGTACAAGTTCCTTTGACAACTGCTGACAATCAGGTTGTTGAGTGGCAGTCTCCCGGGCCTTCTGATGCAGAAAATACGGGCCTTATGCGTGACGCTACTACCGGTTCTGTGTATACCAATGCGGGTACTGTTAACATGGCTGGTGGTCCTACTCCTTTGGTTTCTGGGATGCATGTCGGTACTGATCCTGTCTCTTATGACCCAAATGGTACTCTTGTTGTAGATGTTCAGTCTGATGCTACTGATATTAATACTCTCCGTCGTGCCTTTCGTATTCAAGAATGGCTTGAAAAAAATGCTCGCGGCGGCACTCGTTATGTTGAGTCTATTCTCGCACACTTCGGTATCAAATCTTCGGATGCTCGCCTACAACGTCCTGAATTCGTCGGTTCTTCCCGTCAAAACATGGTTATTTCTGAAGTCCTCGCTACCGCACAATCTACTGATGATGGAGTAGCAGTCGGCACAATGGCCGGACATGGTATTTCTGTCGGCGGTGGTAACTCCTTCTCTTATCGTGCTGAAGAGCACGGCTTTATTATTGGTCTTATTTCTGTCGTTCCTGATACTGCCTATCAACAAGGGATTCATCGTCAATTTACCCGTTTTGATCGTCTCGACTATGCGTGGCCTACTTTCGCCAATATTGGGGAGCAGGAGGTACTACGTAAAGAACTTTATATTGATGGATCGGGTTCTCCTGACACAGTCTTTGGTTATATTCCGCGTTACTCTGAATACAAATTTGCAAACTCTCGTGTTTCTGGTGAAATGAAAGGTTCCCTTGCCTTCTGGCATCTTGGCCGTATTTTCTCTTCTACTCCTTTGCTCAATTCTGAATTTATCGAATGTAAACCAGATAGCCGTATCTTCGCCGTCACTGACCCTGCAGAAGACCACGTCATCTCTCATGTCTATAATCAAATTTCTGTCGTTCGTAAACTGCCGCGTTTCGGCATACCTACAATATGATCTGCGATACACCCTACTTTGTTCTACCTTCTAAAGCGGCGATTGAAAAAATCCCCGTTCCATGTGGTAAATGCCCGACGTGCAAAGCACGTCGGGTAAACACATGGGTGTTCCGTCTTATGGAGCAGGAAAAAATATCGACCTCTGCTCACTTTATTACACTCACCTATGACACTAATCACATACCTATTTCGCCCAACGGCTTCAAAACTCTTCGTAAATCTGATTTTCAGGATTACATGAAAAGGCTTCGCAAACTTGACCCTTTGCGTACTTTGAAGTATTATGTTGCTGGCGAATATGGGTCTAAAACATCTCGTCCTCACTATCATGCAATTATCTTTAATGTGTCTGATTCTCAGCATTTTTTCGATGCTTGGTCTATCAATGGATCTTCCCTTGGAAGCGTCCATGTTGGCAGCGTGTCTTCTGATTCTGTCGCTTATACTATGAAGTATATCGATAAAGCCAACTTCCGTACTCAACACTCACGCGATGATCGCGTCCCTGAATTTTCACTGATGTCTAAAGGTCTGGGTTCTTCTTACTTGTCACAGTCTATTGTTGATTATCATAAGGCTGATCTTTCACGTATGTATGTTACAAAACAGTCTGGGCATAAATTACCTATGCCCCGCTACTATCGCAACAAAATCTTTACAGATGCAGAAAAAACGGCCCAACTGGGCATCATTCAAAAAGTTGTCCTTGAAAACGAAATAGCCGCTAAGGCTGCAAATCTCGAACTCTACGGCGATACCTTCACACACGAACAGGCTGTGGAAAGCGCAAAGTATAAACGCTATCACTCTCACTATCACTCATCTAAACAAAATCGTGACTAATGCGCAAAATCATCAATCAATCTAACTTCGTAGATCATCACTTCTATGAAGGCGTTGCCACCTTTGGCGAACGCTTCACACTTCCTTCCCTTACCGTTCCTGATATGGTTATGGGACTTGCTGAAATGTTAAAACGATATGTCCGTGGTGGACAGGTCGAAGTGTTTACACCTGTCTTCAGCGATGACCCTGATCTCGACAATCTTGAGAAAATGGATACTATTGACCGCATGGTCTATGCATCCGAATTAAACGAATCAATTAAAAAACATCGTCAAACAATGAAAAAGGCTCCTGTTCCTATTCCTCCACCACCACCACCACCACCTTCTTCGTCCCAACTCGAATTTGAGGACGTAAAATAAACCCCGTGCGAAAAGAATTTTTTCGCCACAACTATCATACCTGCAGCATGTGCATCCGGCGAATAAAATTCATTTCGCGCGGGTGCCTGCTGCAGGCAACACAACGCTTGGCCATAATATCTCTTGATGTATTATGGCTAATTGACACTGTCAATTACTCT